TGAGTGTGGCTGTGCTTTTAGTGTTTGTGCGTGTTGGTTATTTGTTTCACAATAGAACTTTATTTGTGCTGGATCTGAACCACCTGTTGTTCGTCTAATTTCTATTTCACCATCTTTTAAAGTAACACCACTTGCACTACCATCTCCAGCAGCAATCAAATTACCACTAGATGTTACTGTTCCTGTTACACCTAAAGCTGAACCAGTAAAAGTTAAGTTAGCTTCTGCATTACCATTTGTGCTATCTACAGAAGTAACGACTCTGTTGTTACCTTGATTAGCTACTGTATAACTACTACCTGAAGCAGTAAGTTGTCCATTTGATGCACTAAGACCTGTACCTGCCATAGCTGTAGCTAAATCTGCTATTGATTCTTTTCTTGTGCCATTTGAATCATTGGCATCTATAATAGCAATACTATCAGCAGATACATCTACTGCTGCTGCTGCTAAATTATTCATATCTAAAGTAAGTGTAGCATCTCCACTATCAACTCCACCGTCTAGTCCAGAATTTGCTGCTGTGTTTATATCTGTGATATCTGCTGCTACAGATAAATCTATTTTACCAGCACCAGTACCATTATCTGTATAGGTACTTGTAATATTGCTTACACTGTTGCTTGTAAACATAGCACCAACGATGTCTTGCACTGATTCTGCAAAAGTTGGTGTACCTGTAGATAAATTTAATGAATCACTATAGGTAGTAGAAATACCATATATTTCGTGAAACATCTGTCTTGTAGCTTGAAAGGCAGCTCTGAGAGTATCCCCATCGTTTGCATTAGCTGCTGATCCTACATTTATATTTATTGCTGCCATAATTAATCGTAATTTGTTCTATCTATTGTTTCTAATATTGTATCTATTGTTATGTTAATTGTAGATATAAAAAACTGAGCTGTTTCTGATATAAAAGCTAAAGCTTTATTAAAACCTAAAAATATAAGTGCTGGTAAATTACCCCACCAACTTGTTTCATAAACTTTACCGTAGCTCATTGTTATTCTTTTTAAGATAACCTGAAAGTCTTATTTCGTTCTTCTGTTTTGGTTTATATTGTCCAATTTTTTTTCTTTTCTTCACAGTACCCAACCAGCAAAATTAGAATCCTTGTCAGGATATATTTCTTCATTTTGATTTGTGTAATACTCAGGGTACTTTGATGCAGCATTAAAACTCATAAAATCTATAAATCTATTTGTATAATATTCTGCATAATCTCTTTCTTTAGCAATCAGTGTGTCTATTTCACTTTTTTCTACTGTTTGACTGTTTTCACTTTCGTGTTTAAATACACCACCATTAGATATAGTATAAGCAGCAAAAGGCAAATATTCTGCCATAGCATAGTGTATAAGCATATCTTGTATGAAATCGTTTACTAATGTTAAATAATCTCCTGATAAACTACCAGCAACAATATCTGCACTAATTTTATTATATAAATCTGTACCTAAATAATTTCTAACGTGAATCTCTTGTGCTAGTTTTATAAAGTGTATAAATTTATCTGTATCTACAGAACCACTTATAGCAGTGTTTTTTACCAGGTCTTCTCTTTTTATAAATAGTGCTGTTGCCATTATTCTTCAGATTGTTCGTTTATTTCCTCTTCTCTTTCTATATCATCTTTTTTAACACCTGTTTCTTTTTCTACTTCTGCATCTGATATTGCATTGGTCAGATCAGTAAATTCTAAAGGTTGTAGTGTTTTAAAGTATAGATCTAAATCAATATTATTATATTCTAATATTTTTTGTAGTTCATCTATTATAGTTACTTGCATTGGTCTTATAACCGTATTGTCCATAAGTATAGATGCTGTTTCTAATTCTTGGGCATTATTACCTAGACCAGTTTTATCTTTAATACCTACAAGCATTGGTGATACTATTCTATGTGAAACCATAACCTTAGTCATAGATTCATTTGCTAGAAACTCATACTGCTGGTAAGCATCAGGAATAGTTACTGGTTCAATACTTGCAGCTAATTCTTTGCTGTCGTTGAATGCTAAGATAAATTTACCAGCATTTGATGAACCACTAAACTTTTCATATATAGCTTTTTCTATTTCGTCTCTTTGTTCTTTGTTAGGTGTACCATTATTGAAGTTAATTAACATACTTGGTTGTAAGCCATTTTGTATATTATTTATATGATAATTACCTATTTCTTCTTCTAGTTCTGCATATTGTAAACCACCTTGATAATCTACTGGTGAATAGTAATAGAATCCTGCCTTGTATGGGCGAATATAAAGTATCTCTATGCCATCTTTAGACATTCCGAATGCTGAGATACGTTTAGGCTCATCTTCTTTCCTTATATCCTTCCATTTGGGGTGATAGTAGTATGCCATTACTTTACCATCTGTAGCTTTCTCAGCTCTTAGTGTTTCAATAGGTATATGTTCTACCTCAAATACCTTTGTTCTATCTTTTGTATAAATTACCTGGACTGCTGCTTGACCCATCATTTTATAGTCATAGCATACTTTCTTCATACACTCTTTACTAAACAAAGTTCTCATTTGCTCATAAGCTTCAGGTTTTTCTTTACTATCGGAAGCATCCAGTCCTCTACCATATATCATTTCAGATATACCATTTATTGCTGCATTGTTTGTAGCAGAACCGTTGTATCTATCAATTAGGTATTGAAAGTATTGGTTGTCATCACCATATTCTATATATTCTTTTCTAGGATTCTCTACTACTTGTGGAGATGTATATGAAGAAAGATTGATAACGTGAACTGAATCTTTTGCCACTATATTTACATTCTTAGCTTTATTTCTATTTCTTGCCATATTAATCTAATACTATAAAATCATTATCGTAATTATCTTGAGTTACATATTCTCCACTATTAATAAAGTATTTATCAAGTGCTGTTTGATCTGTACAGAATATTAGTCCTCTGTATATTTCTGTTGTACCATCTTTAACTCTAAACAAATATTGTCTACCTTCTTTTAGTGCAAAGCTACCAGTTAGCTTCATATAACCACCATCGTCTGCTTTAGTAACAGTAACACTAGATGTAGTTCTTTTCTCTTTATCTGTAAGTGATAAAGTAGGTGAAGTGGCATCTGCTCTAGATATAAACTTTAAGAATTGATTATCTGTTGATGTTGTTAAAATATGCATACCTAAATAACTGTATCATCTCCGTTTGTTTTTAGGCATAAAAAAAGGGTATATAAATATACCCCTTTTAATTATCAATACAAAATAAATTATACTGCCACAGGTGTTCCTGTAGTTATCGTTGATAACCCAGAGAATTCACTAAATGGATACTGTGCATTAGTAGCATCAACAGTCAAGAAATTTGGTGGAGATGTTTCCTGTGCAACAAAAGTATAGTTATATCCGTTGAAATCACCTAAAGCATTTCCAGTAGATACAGTACCTTCTGATAAGTCAGCACCTTCATTAAGACCCATCATAAATGCATTGTTATTTTTGTCAACAACAACAATATGTGGTCTTGCAGCAGCTAGTAATTTAAGTTCTTTGTGATCTTCTTTTGTAAGTTTCTTAAGTGTGATGTTAAGGGTTTGCTCATAAAATACAGTACCATTTTCTCTTGAAGCATTAATATTTGTCTCAAATGAGTTATTTCCTTTTACTTCATACTTATGTGAAGCTAAGTCATTAGATGAATCACCAGTCAAGTTCGTTATCTCGTCACTACTTCCTAAAGTAACAGTTCCTAAGCCACCAAAGTCTATAAAGTATATTTCTTTGATACCTGCAACTACGTCTTTACAAGCTTCAGCACGAGATCTAGTTAAAACACAAGCCATATTTATTTATTTTAGTAAGAATAGTGGGCAGAATAAACTACCCACTTTCTTGTTATTAATTATCTATTAGGTATAAAGTACTATCTCGCTACCAATTCCGTGCTGGATACCAGCAGTAAATCTCATTACAACTCTTACGTTTTGAGATCCATCTAAGTCAGCCATATCAATAACTTTTACTTCATTGTGATCTGATAAAAGACCAGTACCGAAGAAAAGGTTTGATTTTTGTGCAGCTACCATAATGTTTGTTGGTAGTCCTTTTGCTAGTACAATATTAATACCATCAAAAGTTAGATTTCCACCATTGAACCACTGTGTACCTTTGTTGTCTGTACCAGCAGCACCAATATTACTTGAAAATCCTCCTAAAGCTCTTACATATGCACGATAGACATTAGATGCTACGTATATAAATAAGTCTTCTTTACCATAAACAGTTTGAGGAATCGCATCAGCTACAGCACCTATTTGTGCAATAACATTAGAAGATGTAACATCAGTTGCTGTAACATCTACAACGTCTGAATCTGCAGCAAGTGTTTGCTTAAATCCATCAAATTGTCCTGCTGTACCATTTACACCATTCCAAATATTTGTTTCCATTCTTTGTGCTACTTTGTCTGCTACGTGAGCAATCAAAAAGTCAGCAAAAGAAGGAGGTAGATTTGAATATGCAGAGTATCCCATTTGGATAGCTTCCCAATCAGATATAAAATCTTTCTTACATAATTGTAGGTTCACTTGAAACTCCTCCATAGTAAGTACTCTTTCAGTAAGAGTAAGTGTAGAAGTAGGATCAAAGTCACAAGTAGCATTTTTGACGATATCATCAGTTGCCACTTTTTTAAGCACCTCTTTGTGCTTAATGTTTGGTTTAATTGTTACTAACTCATTAGCTAGTGTATCACCACTAAGTAATGCTGCCGAAATATACTTACCAGCAAATTCACCAGCATAAGTAGTAGTAATAGAAGTTGTTGTTGCCATTTTTAATTATTTTCTATGATTATTTATTTACTTATTCTTTCTAGAACTCTATCTAATGTGCTGATAGGTCTATTCGGATTTCTAAAGCTTACGTTAGCTTTATTTACTTCTGTTTCAGGACTATGCTTGATTGCTTCAGCAGCAGGTTCAGCAGAAAGTTTTTCGATTTGCTCAGACATCATTTTTTTATCTTTGTAAGCTACTCCGAGATCCTCGTCTACTTTCTTCATAAGCTCTGCCATTTTAGCTTCTAGTGAAGATATTTTTTGTTCAAACTCTTCAGTTTTCACATATCCCTCCATCAGTTGAGTTTCTTCAGCTTCTACTTCCGTAGATTCTTCAGACAGCTCACTTTCTTCAGAAGCTTCTTGTTTTACTTCTTCAGATAGTTCTTGTTTTGCTTCTTGGTTGTCTTCTTTTACTTGCTCAGATAAATTCTCTGCAACGACTTCTTCTTTGATGCCTTGAGCTAATTCATCTTCCTTAGTAAGCTTAGACAATTTCTGCAATATTTCATTTAAAATTGTTGTCGCTTTTGGAGATTCCATATTAATATATTTATAAAGTAATTTAGATAATTAATTACTTAATATTAATATGTTTCATTTTTAAGTTCCGTCTCCTGTAATGTTACCTATTCCTTGTGCTTGTAGACTGCCATCACAACACTTAGAATGGTATGTTATACCATCAGGACATAAGCATCCTCTTTTACCACCTTTAGGTGAACTTCTACTTACTGTTGCATTTTTTCTTCTACGTATCATTACTTTTTACTTTTAGGATGTTTCTTAGGTAGCAAATCGTAATCTGTAGTATACTTAGGATTTTGTGGTCTACCATTTTTTATTAGATACAAGAATGCGTTGGTTCTCGCAAATGCCCACTGTGAAGCAGATCTGACCTTTGGTGAACGACTTGTATTAAATGCACCTAGTCCTCTTTGATATACACTAGCCAACATACCTACAGTTACACCATAACCTAATTTAGATTTATACTTTTCGTTAAATTCATTTGCTTTCTTTTGCAGGGTAGCTCTATCTTTTGCAGACACCTTAGCACCTGTTTTACCTTTTGCAGTTCCTTTAGCTGTACCTTTTCCTTTAGGGTTGGGGTTAGGAGTTCCTGATGCTGGTGCTTTAGGTGATTTTCTAATACCACCTTTAGGACCTACTTCTGCGTACATACTTTTCTTTACACATTTACCAGTTTTATCTTTTACAAATCCCTTAGGGCATTTCTGCATATCTTCTTTTATATGTTTTTCACAAGGCATATACCAAATCTTACCTTCATATTCGTG